ACTTGAGTTGAAATATAATCAACATCTGAAGGTAAATCGATCTGGAAGTTAGTTACTACTACAGGAACATTGTTAAAAACAAAGTCGCCGTAACCGTTTAATCTTACTACAGGAGGTGGTGCACCTGTACCACCATAGTCCATTTTAGTAAGTGTTCTTAAATATTGTACTGCTGCAACCCAATATTCTGCTTCAAAACTATTTTCAACAAGGAACTCGCCACTAATAGTAAATTGATCTGTTCTACTATTTTGATAAACTGGAAAAGGATAGTTTGAATGTACAGGTTGTAGCATATTATAGTCTGCACTATGCTGTATATAAATTGTAGGAGTAAATGGAAATACAAATCCAAATGTGCGCTTCAAAGGAGTAAGGATAGGACTATTTGTAAATTGTGCTGGGATACTTAAACGTACTCTCCAGTCACGTTCTGGACCACTAGCAAATTGAGCATTAACTCTGCTAGCCGACTCAGGTTCTGCACCACTAAAAATATTTCTTGATCTAAACCCACTAATAAGCGAAGCAGGATTACTAAGTGCATTTGCAAAATCAGCTACTCCTTGCGCTACATTAGAAATACTTCTAGCAGTACCTACTACTTGATTAAGTGTTTGACCAAATTTACTGTTGTCTACTTGTCTAACAAACTCGCTTCCAATTGAATTAGACAAACTTGAAAACTGATTTGCTACACGGCTTACTGTACTAAAAAATCCTGCCATGATTACTCCTTGTGTAGTTGTATTTATAACTCGTAATTAAGTACGCATTTAATTTTTTCCATAAATACTGTATATTTTACTTGACTTTTAGAACATCTTGTTGTATAGTAGTAAATAATTTGGAGAACATAGTGCGCAAAACAAACTATTTAAACAACAAAGACATACTAGCAGAAATACACAAGTCAAAAGCTACATTTTGTAGTTTTATAGACCCAGAATATCATCAATATGATATTATTTTACCTAGTGTAGACAAAATTAACATTAGAACAATAGCAGAAGCTAAAAGGAATAAAGCAAAACGCCTAGGCGATGCAGATTATCAAGCAAGAAAAGCTGCTGGTGAAAAGGTTAAACAAGCAGAATGCGAAGTTGATTACAAAAAAATTACTAAAGAAGAATTAATCTTTAGAATTTATACATTTGACCACATTCCAGATGAGCCAGGACGTAAAAAGAATCCTAAAACAGTAGCAGACACAAAAGTTAAACTTAATTTTCCTCCTTTCCAACACTATAAGTTTAATGACGAAGGCGAACTAGTGTGCGTAGGTAAATCACACTGGGTTGGAGGTATGGAAAATGGAAATTTTGATCTAAAAGCAGGAAAAGCAACTAATAAACTTGCTATGATGTGGTTAAAACTTGTAGACCGCTATGCTACTAGAGGCAATGTTCGTGGTTATACCTATAACGACGAAATGAAAGGTCAAGCAATACTACAACTTGCGCAAATTGGCTTACAATTTGATGAATCAAAATCAAATAATCCGTTTGCATACTATACAGCCGCAGTAACTAACTCGTTTGTACGCATTATTAATTTAGAAAAACGCAATCAAAACATAAGAGACGACATTTTAGAAATGAACGACCTAAACCCAAGTTACACAAGACTACATGCAGGCGAATGGGAAGCAAGTGTTAAAAGAAACGAAGAAGCATCAATTACAAGTGTGTCAACAAAAAAGATTGACACGTAAACTATTTGAATGTATAGTTACACTAGTATAACTAGAGGAATACACCTTGTTTAAAAAAGCAGCCGTTTTTACAGACATTCACTTTGGTCTTAAAGGCAACTCACGTGTTCATAATCAGGACTGCGAAGACTTTGTAGACTGGTTTATCAAAACAGCAAAAGAAAATAATTGCGAAACTGCCATCTTCTGTGGTGACTGGCATCACAATCGTAACAGTCTTAACCTTACTACCATGGATGCAACTATTCGCAGTTTAGAAAAACTAGGCAAAGCATTTGATAAGTTTTACATGTTTGTTGGTAATCATGACTTGTATTACAAAGACAAGCGTGACGTTGCATCAACTATGTTTGGTAGGCACATACCAGGTGTTACTTTTGTAGATGAAATCTACGAAGAAGATGATGTAGCACTTGTTCCGTGGCTAGTTGGCGACGAATGGAAGAAAATACAAAAAATTAAAGCCAAATATCTATTTGGACATTTTGAACTTCCTAGCTTTTATATGAATGCTATGGTTAAGATGCCGGATCATGGTGATCTAAAAGTAGAACACTTTGAAAATCAAGAGTATGTGTTCTCAGGACACTTCCACAAACGTCAAAAGCAAGGCAAGATCCACTATATCGGCAATGCTTTCCCACACAACTATGCAGATGCTTGGGATGACGAACGTGGTATGATGATACTGGACCGTGAGAACGATGCAGAGCCAGAATATATCAACTGGGAAATGTGTCCTAAGTATAGAGTTGTAAAACTTTCACAACTAATAGACGATGCAGAACGCCTTATTAAGCCAAATATGTATTTGCGTGTTAATTTAGACTTACCTGTAAGTTTTGAAGAGGCAAGTTTTATAAAAGAAACATTTGTTAGTCAATACGGATGTAGAGAAATCAGTCTTATACCACAAAAACAGCTAGAAGAAATTACTACAGAACTTGATATTGCTCAGTTTGAAAGCGTTGATCAAATTGTAGCAGGAGAAATTAGTGCAATTGAATCTGATAGCTTTGACAAGAAACTTTTATTGGACATTTATAACGAACTATGATTAAAATTAAAGATCTAACCGTAAAAAACTTTATGAGTGTGGGTAATCAAACTCAGGCAGTAAACTTTGATAGAGAAAAACTTACACTTGTACTAGGCGAAAACTTAGATCAAGGCGGTGATGATGCAGGATCTCGTAATGGTACCGGTAAAACTACTATTATCAACGCATTATCTTATGCATTGTACGGTCAAGCATTAACAAATATTAAACGCAACAACTTAATTAACAAAACTAACTCAAAAGGCATGTTAGTAACACTGCATTTTGAAAAAGACGGTACTGACTATCGTATCGAACGAGGTCGTTCACCTAATATTTTAAAGTTTTATATTAACGATCAAGAACAAGAACTAATCGACGAGAGTCAAGGTGACAGTCGCAAGACACAAGAAGATATTAATCATCTACTTAACATGAGTCATGATATGTTTAAGCATATTGTTGCACTTAACACCTATACAGAACCATTCTTATCAATGCGAGCAAACGATCAACGTGCTATTATTGAGCAGTTGCTAGGTATAACAATCCTTACAGAAAAAGCAGACTCTCTCAAAGATCAAGTTCGTACTACTAAAGAAGCAATTACTGAAGAAACACTAAAGATTAATGCTATCCAAAGTGCAAATGAAAAGATTGAAACAACTATTGAGAATCTAAAGAAAAATCAACGTGCATGGAAGGCAAAGAATGCATCAGATGTTGAAAAACTATCTAATTCTATTAAAGAGTTAGAGCAATTAGACATTGACTCAGAGCTAGAATCTCACGAAAAATTAGCAAATTGGAACGAACATAACACTGCTATTTTGGCTCTTAATAAAGAAAAAAGCACACTTGAGAGTGCATTATTACGTGCTACTAAATCTGTTGAAAAGGCAGAAAAAGACATCGGAAATTTAGAAGATGCAATGTGTTACACTTGTGGTCAGGCACTTCATGAAGACAAAAAAGCAGAAATTGAGTCAAGAAAAACTAAAGAATTAAACGATGCAATAGCATATCAAACAGAAGTAGCAGGAAAACTTGAAGATGTTCTTAAAGGTCTAAATGATATTGGAGATATCAACGGGCGTCCTACAACATTTTACGAAACAGCAAAAGAAGCATACGAGCATAGACAGAATGTTGAGAGCTTAAAACAAAATCTTCAAAACAAAGAACAAGAAACTGATCCTTATCAGAGTCAAATTGACGAATTATTAAATAGTGCTATTCAAGAAATTAGTTGGGATAAAGTAAATGATCTGACTAATTTTAAAGAACATCAAGAATTCTTATTAAAACTACTTACAAACAAGGACAGTTTTATTCGTAAAAAGATTATTGATCAAAATCTTGCATACTTGAACAATAGACTTACATATTACTTAGATAAACTAGGATTGCCGCATCAAGTTCAATTCCAAAACGATCTAAATGTTGAAATTACACAACTAGGACAGGATCTAGACTTTGATAACTTGTCAAGAGGTGAGCGTAATAGACTTATACTAGGTTTAAGTTTTGCATTCCGTGATGTTTGGGAATCATTGTATCAAAATGTTAATCTATTGTTTATAGACGAACTTATTGATAGCGGCATGGACACTGCTGGTGTAGAAAATTCTCTAAGCGTTCTTAAAAAGATGGGAAGAGAGCGGGATAAAAACATTTATTTGATTTCACACAAAGACGAACTAATAGGAAGAGTAAACTATGTAATGCGTGTTATCAAAGAAAATGGATTTACTAGTTACGAAAATGATATTGATATAGTAGAATGACCGAAGATACTCACGACAAATTAGTAAAAGCATACTTAGAATATTTTAAAGTTAATGAAAAGTTTGAAGCTCGCAACTCTGTGCGAACTCATAGAGAAGTTCGCAAATGGTTGCGTGAAATAAGAACACAGGCAAAAATTAGAATGGAAGAAATCCATACTAAACATCAATCAAAAAAGAAGGCAAAGAACGATTCATCTGATTAAGTAAGTTCATGCAGTGGACTTATAAAGGTGAATTAGTAGAATCAATACCAGACGAATATGAAGGCTTTGTTTATCTCATTACAAATAAAACAACTGGGCAAAAATACATAGGCAAAAAACTAGCAAAGTTTAAAACTACTAAACCTCCACTCAAAGGCAAGAAAAATAAACGCAGAGGCTACAAAGAAAGCGATTGGAAAACTTATT